TGCAAGATCGAATGCGGTTAATACTTCACCACCGAAAACGTCTAAAAATAAGCCACGATTGTCAACTGGCCCTGTTGTTTGTCCCTTACCAAATCTTACTGGTGAGGATGTAATGCTAGAAATAGCCATGATAATGCCCTGTAATAAATAAGTATAAAATGTCGATATAAAGTTTTAAGTTGTAGTTAAACAAAGATTGTCTGTCGTAACAGGTCAGTGAATAGTAACGTCTAAAGAGCGCACGGAATTAACCCACATAAACTAGCCTAGTCATGTCAGGGTTGGGGATGTGCGACCTTATCGTAGGTATCGCTGGCTTGGCGTTACCCTAAGAATGGTTGCCTCCCGAAGGAGGCGGTATGATCCTAGTATTGGTCTAGGTCATATGTGGAGACTGACATCTTATCGATGACAGATTGACGGAATGTTGGATTAGACTTGTACTCTGGGTTTGACATGTCTATCTTCATTTCCGCTCGACTACGGTAACCCGAAGCGGTATTACCTAACTCGTTGCCTAACATTAAGTTAGGCTCTGCGTTCTGTCCCATGCGGGATTTAATTGCATCAGCAGCCATTTTCCAATTTTCTCCATTTAGCGTATCGTTGTACGCTTCCTTATCTTCAGCACTAAGGTTGTTTTCAGCCCATGCATTTATCTTTCCCCACTCTTCTTCACCACCCACATACTCAAGGGCAGATTTGGACTCAGCGTCCATACGGAACTTTAGGTTATCAACATAAGAGTCGATTAGACTTGCATCAACACCTGTAGCTATGAGGGCATTTTTAGCCTCGTCACTTAGGTTACCTTCTTGCTGGATTTGCTGTATCAATGAGTCAACGTCAAGGCCAGCGTTGCTGACTATATTAAGGGCAGCATTATCGGTATCCGCTTCTGGTGCGGCCTCAGTGCTTTCCTCGCCTTCCGTTTCCGTATCGGGTGATCCCCCTTTCATACGGTACTCCAACTCAGCAGCGTGTGCTTGCCAGTTGTACTCACCTGTCTCAGCATTATAGAATTTGTCCTGTCCGTTCTCTGGTTTGAGAGGGATGGGGGCTGAGTCTATATTCTCACTTGATGGGGTTCCATGACCCGCTTTGAATTCGGCAGCTTTTTGCTGGTTATATTCATCGGAGCCATTCTCTGGTTGTGTACTTTGTTCTGTCATTTAGTATCCTGTAAGTCTAGGGGACACTACATCCCCTGTTCTACTGCTTGTTGTGCCATAGCTGCACCACCAGCTTCCGCTGCTGATCCTAAGCCTGACTCTACTTGCCGTTGCTGACGCTTCTGTGCCACTTCATCTTCAGTGTTAACAGCATCCTCTAGAGATAAACCATTAAACGCCTTACCTAACAACTTCTCCCAACGAACATAGTCGAGAATTTCTGGAGGTAGACCTTGTAGGAATTGAAGAGCAGAGCCTACGCGCTGAACATCTTGCTCACGACCTAGACTTTCTAGACCCGTTAGAACTGTTGGTTCAACCACGCCTTCGGGCCATGGTGGTAACTTACCTTGCGATTGCATCTGAGTGATTAGTCGGTTAAGACGAGCAGACTGCATGTCACGCGACAGCATTGAGAACGCTCCACCAAGGGAACCTTCCAACTCTTCTGCCATCATCTTCAGTTCATAAGCTGTGACACGCTCACCTTCACGCTGTACGCTAGAGTTCATCAAGAATGCCGCAGCTATCTCTCGCTTCTTCTCGTCCAGTTCAGCTTTAGCAACCTGTAAACCAGGCGCGTTTTGATAGGCTAACATTCCAATGTCTTCGGGGTTACCAACGACATACTCACCGTTATCAGCTTTAGACAAACGTCTGCGTAGGTTAAGACCACCAGCAGCGTTAGGGCGAATCATCATGATATGTCGTGAGGCTAATGCCGCACCGTCTAACATTGATTTAGACAACCCGTCCACAGCCATTAGATCGCCTAAATGCTCTTCACATTTACCACGACCATAGTCTTCTCCAATAACGGAAGTCCACCGTAGCGCGTTGAACGGACATACATCATATGTTCCTACGCTATCAGGAACCTTGCTTCCACTAATCTCCTGATGCACATCGTACTTACCTTCCTTGTTGTATTTACAAGATGTATAGATAGGCACACGTTGAGTAGGAGCGTCTTCAGCTTTAAGCATTGAACGTACAGATGCGGGTAGATTGTTAGGAGAGAAATATTCTTCAATAATTATCTCTGTCACATCACCTGTCATATCACGCACGACAACGTATTGGTCTAATCGAAATACGCGCATACGGTTGTCGGGTAGAACCTGTTCTAAGGCGTTACCTGTCGTTATAAGATATTGTAGAGTTAGGTGCGTAGGTTGCCGCCACTGTTTTCTCTCAATCTCATTACTGATAGCTTTCTCAGATAGTGCTAAACCACGCTCTGTTTCTTGATCAGTTTCCATTTCGCCTTGTTGCATCAATATTTCAGATGGTATTTGAAGACGGAATGAACTCATGCCCGGTGGGTACATGGCAATCATTAAACGACTAGCTAAGCTCACTACCGCTCTAGCACCAAGCCCTTGATAGGGGGCTGGTAGGACGGTGTGTGAGTTGTGTCCTTGGGGTGGTAGTAATGCAGGGATAGTTATTGCTGAACACTCCCGTGCGCGAGTAAGGAAAGGCTCACGCCTACTCTTTAACTGTTCGTATCGGCCTTGGGTTGTATCAGTCATACCCTACCTCTATAAACTTAGACCGCTTCCGCTGCCATTCTTAGGGTTGGCTGAGTAGCCTCCAAGTTGGATGCGAAAAGACTTACGGCCTTTTTTCTTAGCTTGTTCTTCATTGCTTTTTACAGCAGCCGTGTTGACCTCTTTTTGCTTTTCCTTTGCCTTCACCACTTTTGTTTTAGGGGCAGGAGCAGCAGCTACAGGTTCGGGAGCAGGAGGAGCAGAGGGAGAACTAAATAGATTGCACATTATTTCTCTTCCTCTTTTTTAGTTTTCTTAACTGCCTTTTTAACTTCAGTAACTGGGGGTGCTTTAACTACGGTATTACGATTGTGTTTTAAAATGCCCATTGGGATTTATCCTTGTATAAAAGTGACCTGAGTGTTTAAACCCTGCTGCCTCATATAACCTGCCTGTCTCTTTAATAAACAAACCTGTAGTTAATCCTAGGTTAATGCGGGTTGCTCCTAAATCTACTGCCCACTTGTCATACTTTTTAAGTAGTCGTATAGCAGAGGATGATCCTCGTTGTTCTGGGTGAACATAAAGAAATAGATCACAGGTAGAAATTGTAGGGCCAAAGTATTCGGTTACAGCTACCGCGCCTAACATTCCTGTTATTTGCCCATCAGTTGTGGACACGAATAGAGATGCTAAGTCAGGGTGATCTAGTGATAAGTGTGCTAGTTCTAGTAGCTTGTTTTCATCCAAAGGCAGTTCCCTATATACGGGACTCTCTTGGTGCATTAGGTTTGCTAACTCAAGCATAGAAGGAAAGTCTTCTTTAATGCACTGGCGTATCTGTCGATTCATCAGCTTCCTCCTGCCATACCATTAGTTCATCAATCAGTTCTCGCATTCCCGCATAGCGGTGTGCTGATATTTCTGATTCGTTGTACGCAATACACTTAGCAGGGTAGTGCTTATGGAGAAGAACTAAAAGTTCGCGGGATGATACTGGAAATTCTGGAAGAGTTTGCTCTTCGTTTTCATTACTCATTTTGATACCTCTGGCATGAGCGCCGACAATGGGCAAAAAATACACTATCAGAGGGGGAATTCTCCGATAGTGCTAAGTGTGTTTAGGTAGTTAAGGCTACCCAAGATATGGGGTATAGGGGTTTGAGAATATCTTGAACCTCTTTTGCTAGGTCCTGGATTTCTTTTTGAGCATGAGGATCAGTCCGTTGTTTAAAGAACCGTGCATAGGCTGATAACGAACCTGTCCAATACCAGCTCACTTCAGTACCTTGAGGCAGCATAAAACGGGCTTGTTCGGGACACATTCCACCAGCAACAGCCATTTCGTAAGACTCATGACACATAGTGTTTACAGTCTGGAAGTGACGCTGCCAGTATTTATTACCTGTCGGATGAAAGTCCTCTCCCGACCCCTGCTTTACGCTTTCTGTCGGGGCCTTTCTAAACTGATCAGGTATAAAGAAAGTAGGATTAGAACGTATATACCTGCGAGACTCTTCATTCTCAGAGAATCCAACCTTATGTTTGAAGCACTGTGTCCGAATCGGAATAGGTGCGGTCATACGCAAGGTAATAGATGTGTGAGAGAACGGCGTCCAGTGATGATGTTTAGCTAGGTAGTTAATTAACCCCGAATCCCTTTCACCATCAAACTCAAGTCCGTCAGCGCCGAAGGATACTCTTGCTGCTTTGACAACAGAGGCATCGTTGCCCATATGATCTATGTATTCAACCTTCATAGGACGAAGACCTCACAGTCTGTCCATCAATTTCCTCTACATAATTAACCATCACAGTACTAGGTGACAGCCCTAGATCGACACGATCCTTAGTTTTCTTCTGACCAAGTGGTTGTGGATTACCGAACAGTCTTTCCCAGTTTGTTTCGTAGGCTTCACAGTTAGGCTTGCTTACGATCTTATCTTCTTCACTCATACGTTAATCTTCCTTGCTAGATACTAATATACGCTCAGAGAAAAACACCATCTTCTCTGCGTCATACACATTGTTGTTACCCCTCTTCTCTCTACCCTGACGGGCTGCGGCTGAACGCCATACAGCTTTAAATACATTGCCCTCTGCAAATGTCATTTCTAAGGATTCGATAATGTCATTGCATTCAGCTTTATAGCTGGTGGGAATTGTCGTAGGGTTTTTGACCGACACACGGTAGTAGTTTGAACTACCTCCTGTATGTTCTACAGTTGGGGACAGCAGTGCCTTATCTAGTTTGCAGACTTCACAGTGTTTAGGCGACAGCCCCATTGGATTACCACATTTAGTACAATCATAATGCGCCATTCAACGCCTCCGACCTTCCAATCTTTCTCTGCGCCCACATAGCCACTCGCATAATTTCTTCGGGGGTACAATCAGATTTCATTCTGTTAGCTTGCATACTAATTACAGCGGTGTTGTCCAGCGTATAACCTAGTTTAGGATCTAGACGATCTAGCGTTGCGCTATTGTAGCTACCACCTTGGTTACTGCCAGCAGACAGTGGGATGCCCAGCACAGGACAGGACTCTGGGATGTTTAAATCCCCAGCTTCGATACTGAACTCAACCCCCAATCCTGATGCTCTGTATTTAGCGTTAGACCACATGGATTTCTTATGCTCTATTGAGCCGAACTTATACTTACTAGCCATTTACAAACCCTCTCTGTCAAATGCTTTTATCCACATGGCACACGCCCCACTTCGGACAATATCTTCCATGCCAAACTCAATCAGGGACACTGGTAATCCTTGGGTTCTCACCAATCGAATCACTGTCTCAAGTCCAGAGGTAACCTTAATGTCACGCTGACGAACATCACCATTAACAACCACTGTGCAGTTCTTACCGACACGACTTAGAAACATCTTCATTTCCTCTGGTGTGGTGTTCTGTGCCTCATCAAGAATGATGAATGCGTTATCGAATGTACGACCACGCATCACTTCAAACGGGATAATCTCAATAGCCTTATGCTTCAATGCAATGTCGCTCCC